ATTAAAGTTTGTCCGACACCAGCATTCATTCCAGCCCATCCAGCAGGACCACCACCAGCAGCAGTAGCAAAAGTGGGGCCGCTAAATAAACCAGTAAGACTTTCTCCAAGCCCCCCAAAACCACCGGCCATACCAAGGCCAGTTAAGGCGGGTGCCAACCACCCCAACCCACTTCTCGGCGGCTGATAATAATAATCAGGCTTATACATACTCATCCCGGTAGCAACCTCAAGAGGTATTCCCAATTCACTTCTTTGCCGCAACCATTCATTCATCTCGGCCTGCCGTTGTGCTTCCTGGATATTTCGTAAATATGCACCAAATTGTAATGCTTGTTGTGCTCGCTCCGCTGGCATCCGCTCTTCAAGCCCAGCTATTCTCATTGCTTCCGGTGCTGTCGCAAGACGTGTTGCCCGTTCCTTTTCATATAAACCTCCTAAGACTTGGGCTAAATCACCCATTGCCCCCTCTTCCATTCGGCCTTCAGTCTTGATTCTACCACCACCGAAATATTGGTCTCTGGCTGAGGTCCTTGCAGCAAGTCTGTCCTTAGCGTCCCGAAGCTCCCGCATAAGATTGTTCTTGTAAGCTTTATAATACTCGCCTTCATAAGGGTCGTATTCACCGGACAAGGTTTTCTCAATCTCGCTACGACCAGCTTGGTATAAAGGCGATTCTGTGATTAGCGGAGAAGCCAAGTATTGCTCTAACCCTGACACGACACCCAATTCGGTGTCGGTCATAGGTGTGTAAAGCTCACCTGGATATGCTTCGCCTGCACTCTTAATACGCTCCAAAGCGCCTGGCTCTGCCGCTTCGCCGAGTTTTTTTCTCAGCTCTCTTTGCCACGCTGGTTCAAGAGGACTTAAACCGGCACCGCCTCTGCTCGAACCACCGGAACCCATTCCACCCAAATAGCCACCCGCAAGAGCACCTATACCGCCACTCATCACACCGCCTATTGCAGCACCTAAACCTGAAAAACCCATTACTATATCTCCTTATCTAACACAGATTGTACCAAACGAAATCCGTGCTTTTTAATTAGTGTTGTCGGACTTGTTTTAGTGTAAAAAATCAATTTATGTATATCTCTGCTTAATGCCCAACTTTCAACTTTAGTAATCAATTCCCCGTTTATCTTTACACCTGGTTTTGCCCAATTAAAATCAATATAAACTTTCGGGTCGTACGGTTCAACTATCTCACATATTATCATTCCAACAGTTTGGTTATCCTTGACGGCTATCCACGCATTGAGCATCTCCGTCCCAAGACTTGTCGTAAGCCATAAATCTATAACATCTCGCGGCTGAGAAACATTTTTTATTTTGCTTATCAAGTCCAACAATTCATTTTTTGCCAGCAACGTATTTGCGTTTATTATTTTCACATTTCCCTCTTACAAACCTTATGATAGGCATTTCCCCTTTGATTTTGGGGAAATGCCATATTGCTCTTTTGCAGTGATTAAACATTACCTACGTCTTCGCCTACCCATGATAAACTCCTTAAAAAACAGTTACCGATATACTTGCATTTGCTACGTTACATTTTAGATATATCAATTTATTTGTCCACGCTGTTGTTCCAGTGTATATATTACACGCCTTATCGGATTTCGTTAAAATATATCCAGCCGGAACTCTCTCTAAGTGATGAGTTAAAGAAAACTCTACATTCGCACTTCCAGTATCAGTATTATCTATAGACTCGGATTGATTAAATGGTATAGACGCTATCTGTCTGAAAATACCATCAAGGAAAAACTTTAACTTATCCGCAAACCGTTTAGTTGCAGGGTCTTTTATTTCAGATGAAGATGGGATTATCTGTGAGGTCTGTAGCTTCATCGCCGACCACCTCCCTGCCAATATATATTAGCTCTATTAAAAATAAAATGTTCGTCATCTTCTTTATTCTGAAACTTAAATCTTATGTACTTACCAGAAGCCCTGAATGAAAGTTTGTGCGGACTATATGTAATACTTTCTGTCATTGACTTAATTAGTGTCCACGTATCGCCCTGGTCTGTAGAATAGTACACATCAAGTCCAGCACCAATCCAGAAAACGTCCATACGAGTCATTCTCTGTTCTGAGGATAGTCCGGTTAGATTGAAGTCTTTGGTCTCGAAATATCTATCTACAGCAACTCCATCGTCATTGTTTTCAAGAGTATCTACTTCATAAACGTAACCGTCTTTATCGCCAAACAACGTAGTTGGTGCGGCGGATAGAATAGTCCTATCACCAAACCGCCACGTTTGTGAATCTATTGTACCAGTAAGTCCGTCTATTGTTACAGATGATTGTAATTCATAATAGCCATAAGACGTAAGATAGTCTGCAAACGAATGCCTTGTCCATTTATTCAAGAGATAATTAAAGCACCACGCCTCATCTGGGTAAGAATCCGTACCGTTAGGAATAAATAACCAGTATTCGTTTTGCTCTTCAATTATCACGCTATAACATTTTGCCATCTCAGCAGGATTTAACCGCGAGAACATCTCTCTTTGCACTGGCGTTCCAATAGCCTAGTAGTCTATACCGTCAAAAACATATACATCGTCCCATCCCAAGAAGATAATCTCATCAGCTAATACTTCAACTGTTTTGCCGGCGGAAGTACCCGTCCCACTAACTTTCTGGTCGAAATTGAATATATCTGATTCGCCGGTAGCATATCCCATCCAAATACTTCGTTCTTTGAAAACTACAAGATAATCACCCTTGAATTTTACAGCAGTTTGAATCCAGTCTGCGCCTGACAGGTCTTGATAACTTGCGTTGCCGTTAAGAAAATCCTCTGGGTTAGCGGTGTCAGACCATCTTATCCTTTGTGGACAATAATTACCATCTTCGGTAGTGGCAACCAATACCAAATAAGTCTTGAACTCTACTAAGTTATTAGCCAAAAGAGTTGGTGCGGCAGTAGGGAAATCGGTAATTAAATCCTCCATAACAACCTTGCTTCCGCCCTTATAGACTTGAATCTTATCTTTGCCGTTTGTGGCTATCCACCACGGGTCTGTTTCTGTAGTTTTCCTCACATAATCAGAACTCCAAAAGTTCACCGTTCCAGAGCCATCAGTAGTATATACTCCGGTGTATGGAGTGTAAGCCCTTATGTCGTCTAAGTAAATAAGCGTTCCTGCTGCTACTGTTGCACCAGCAAATAAGGATACGGATATAACCTCATTGTAATTAGTTAAAGTCTTTGCAGCTCTTACATACGTCCACGTATTAGCAGTTAAGGCCGTAATATCAACTTCTGTATAAGTTCCAGTTCTTTCACCCGATGCGTGGTTAGACTCGCTTACCACAACCTTCAAGTCTCCAGCAGCAAGGTTTGTACTTGCCTTAATCCAAAATCCTATCGAGTTATGGCTTGTAATGTCTGTGCTGGATATATCCTTGTAAGCTAATAGGTCGTTTTCACTTCTCTCGGCAGCAAGGGTTATCTTAATTGAATAACTACCCTCGACGCAATCGGCATTTGCAGAAAGCTCATCAAGGCCATCGCCAGAATTATAAATAGCCAGTATTTCGGCAAGAGATAACACCTTATTATAAATCCTTACATCATCAATAGAACCATTCCAAAATTGCCCAGCCGATTTATTTGTACCTATAAACAAATCGTTTGTATGGTCTATATCCCCAATACCTGAAATACTTTTTGTGTTCGTTTGAATACTACCGTCAATATACATTGTAGCATTACCGTCTCTATTGGCAGTCACTGCTATATGATGCCACTTTCCATCATTTATAGTATCATTTGAAGTAATCTCCACGTATCCACTATTGTCAGCTATTGTGAAAACTAATTTGTTAGCCATTGTCTTTCTAATAGAATAAGCAGTATTTGTATATAAATTCCCTTTATGAATAAGATATATAGCATTACCATCGTCAGAAGTCTTAAACCAAGCCAATATACTAAAATCTGTTGTTGTGCCAAAATTCAAACTTGAGTCATTGGAAACTGAAACGTAATCATTTGTTCCATCAAAATCAAAACAACCATCTATTTTGCCAGAAGAGTTGTACTGTTCGCTTGAATAGTTAGTTTCGTCGTTTACCACTGTACCAGTATTAGTGTTTTGTGAAGAATCTACCACGTTTGAATCATCTTCATTATCATTGAGTTTCCACCAGCCAACTAAATTGCTTGTTGGATAATATGTCCAACCTGTTTCGCACCTGTCTAAATCCTCGTGCGGAGTATAAAGAATCCACTCTTCCAGTGTGGTGTCCCATTTGTAAATATCCGTAGTTGTCATCGCAAATAGCCAATCGTTACCATCAAAAGTATAAAACTGGTCAAACCCCGTAGGTACACCTGTCAATGGAAGTGTCTTATCACCGTGTTTCTTATATCCATACCTCGACCTTATCTTACCATCCTGCATAAAGACGTTACGACAATCGGACATCTCCATATCCTGTATAAGGTCAGGTGGTTGGTCTAATCTCAACCCGCCCTGCGGAGCTAAATATGGTAGGATTTGTGTTTTCATTTCCGATACTTACCATTTGAACATTTTATAACCGGCACTTTTAATATCCTATTGCTATCCGCCTATCGGCAACCAGTAAACGTTTGATGCACCTACAACTTTCCAAGTATCACCCTTGCGCACAGGAAAAGTTATTGAAAGTTGTGGTGATGTTGAATAAACAGCCCCCGTTTTCACATGCTGACGTTTTGTTCCCACTGGAGTTTCACCATAAAGTTCTTGACTTGCTCCTCCAGAAGATGGACTATACGCACAAACAATTCCATCTGTGGTGGCTGTATATTGTTGGTTATTGGATTTTAAAGACCAAGTACCAAAAAGACCCCCTATTGCCGCTATTTGGTCATCTACATACTTCTTAGGAACAATCTTTGCATCACCTGATGGAGTATCGGAAGAGTGCAGTTCTGCACCATTAGGAATGACCGGACTATCGCTGGTATTTGCCTTTATCAAATTCACTGTACCAGTGCCGGCAGCGTTCAATGCTTCTAAATAAGCATCATTGGCAAGCTGTATATCATCTTCATCTACAGAATCAGCCGGTATATTGCCAGATATGTTTAGCTTACCAGCTTTTGTTATTTGACATTCTTCGTCAGAACCGTTCAGATAATGCAACTCTTTTTCGCTGTCAGCAGTCTTAGAGAAAAGAAAACCGTAATCTGCATCGGCAGTGGGTGAAGTCTGAGGATATAACTTCAAATGTTTCGTGCCATATTCACCTTCGGCACCGGTATTGTCGGAAGCGTCAAATCCGTAAAACTGGTCTTTTAATCTATCGCTCAAATCAACACGATGGTCTCGCATTTTATTGTCTATTATATCAGCGATATCACCGCCTTTAGGAGAGTCCACATCCCACGCATTTGTAAAAGCTGCCATTGTCTATTCCTTAATTAAAGTATCTATTGTGTCTCGGTACACAACCGGCACCAGCCTCCGGCTCCATACCTTCTTCGAGATTGCCGTATTTCCTATCGGTATCTTCTCGTATCATATCAGCTATCATATCACTTGCCTTACCTTCCCAATACTCAGCCCTCTCCTCTTCGTAAAAGTACCTAAAGGCTATAGCCACAGCAACGGCCTCAACCACATCTGGATAATTATCTAACAAATCATTAGTATCGGAGTCGCCCGATAAATCGTCCAGAAAACCATAATACTCAAGATTGAGCGTCCACGCAGTATCGTCATTGTCGGAATGGTCAGGTTTGGGGAAAAGATATATCTGACCCCTCTGGATAGCATAGTGCCGAGGTGTACCTACGTCATCAGTGTCTTTGTACTCGATTTTTCTTTCGGCGTCCTGCTTTGTCGTCCTCTTGAGCGGTACTCGACAATTCTCATTATCTATCAATTCAAGACTAATTTCCGTCTTGAACCGAAGGTCGCCGGACGCTGTCGGCAGAGAATAATCCCGCTGCTCATCCACAGTGCTCGTAGTGGCCTCAGACTCCATGAACGAAAAATTGTAGCCCCTGCATATCCTGCGCTGAGCGTCATTGATAAACTGATTTAACAAAGCGTCCGTAACATCGTCCCTGTTAACGATACTACTTACACGGGTTCGCATATCACTTAAATTCATACTGAACTCCAAACAGAATTATTTTCAGAAGCTCCCGACCAGTTAACACCTTCCTTGTTCTCTTTAGACCAGGACGAACTCTTTTCAGCCTTCGCCGACCACGAAACATTATTTTCGCTTTCATTTGCCCACGCCGTCGTTACTCTTTCGGCCTCTAACGTCCACGAGGAGGCCACAGGAGCGTCCTGTGTCCACGAACTCGAATTATTGGCACTGTTAGCCCAAGAAGCTATATCGCTGCCTGACGGCGACCACAGGGCCGTGTGCCGTGATTCCGCTGACCAATCGCTTGACTCTACCGTTTCCGGCAGCCACAAACCCACCAACCGTTTCGCAAAAGGCGGATAGACAAGACCATCTATCCAGTTTATTA